TTAGCAGGTACAATTGACTCATCGTCAACAGTAGCATTAACAGCAGGGGGTGCAGGTACTACAGCTACAGGACAATTTATAAGTGAGATCAGTATTAAATGAAGTTAAAGGATCATGCTTTCGCTGTTAAAGAACAAGAAGATAATAAAAATCCTGAAAAGTGTGATACCTGTGGTCGCATTAAGCTCATTGAATGCACCTGTAGAAAGCGTTCCTGTCGTTCCCAACTTTCAGACTGGTAGTCTTACCAGTCATACAGAGACTACTTCTACAGTCACAGAGACAATAAATGTCATTGATTATCAGACAGGCTGGCAATATACCGTCACAGGCAATAACATAGGTACAGATGCGAGTAGCTTGGTTCCTCCAGCTCAAAGTGTTACTCAGTCAGTAAATGGTGTAAATTCTACGTGGACAAACTTAGATACAACAAATATGCCAAACTTCACGGTGACAGATACCGCCAAACCTTGGCAGTTGACAACTACTCTGAGCCAACCAGGATTAAAATCACAGACCATAATTCAAAGAACAACAGAGATAACTTCAGTCACAGACACGGTTTCAACCTTCAGTCAGTAAAATATTTACTTCTAGTTTTAAATATATTTAGTGCTCCTATCTATGCCAATGAGGTAGGAGGGGTGTCGGCCACAGCAAATCCAATAGCAAATAGTTCTGGGTCCGTATCGAATTTGGCCGTCCAAAATCTATCGGGACCCTATATAACTAATACTCACGGAGGTGGCGTGTCTTGTCAGGGAGCAACTCTTAGTGTTACTCCTTTTGCAACCCTTCAAGATTCATGGAAAGAACCTTATGAAGATAGTTATAATGATCCAGTATTTGACAACTCAGATCTAAACAATGATGGAGTATTAGATAATCCTGGCTCAGTTCTCTACTACAAACCCACTAGAACTGGTCAAAAAACTAATCATAGTATTGGATGGGGCATCAGTATGAACATAACCATTCCATTGGATAAACGTCACAATGAGGGTTGTTTGAAGGCTGCTGGTACTCAAAATCAAATAAATCAGCAATTATTAGCTAATAAAAGATTAGATTTTGAAATGGCAAGATTAAAGCATTGTGCGGAGCAAGAAAGGCTTGGAGTTACCTTTCATCCTTCGAGCCCAGCTGCAAAATTATGTGAAGATATTGTAGTTGCAAACCCTCATGGGGTTATTCCAAATCACCAGCATTCGATTCAGAAATAAGTTTCTTTTTTCTTTTTAATCCTTTAAATCTTTCTCTATCTTTTTTACCAAAAAAACCTTTTATTTTTTTAATTAATTGCTTTATTAATGGCTTTATTAATCTTAATAAGATAGGTGTTGCCGCTGCTGAAGCGGTTGCCACTACAGCAATTGCAGCTGTTGTACTAGCTTGTGATGTATTTGGTAATAATTTCTCAACTGGGGAGCTTGGTTCATATAAAACTATGCAAGTTTTTTTATCAACACTTAGTTCATGACCTATAACTATCTCTTCTCCATTACGTGTTAAATCTCCAACTCTAGGTTGATTAGGAGCAGGGCAATCAACTTCTGTTTTTGGTTGAGGAATATTATCTAAATTTGGTTCAGGAGTATCAACTTCAGTGGGGGGTTGTACATTAGGTGCAACTGCATCCTGTACATAAATTAAATTTTCAGGTTCATAATTTATAGGTTCAAAATATGGAGCAGAACCATCACACAAAACTCTATTTCCTCTTTCATCCTCTTCAATAAGTTTTTGAGAATTTAAATTAGCAGGATTAAATTTTACACACCCTGGCATTTCTATTATTGGATTACCAATCTGTAAAGTTACAGGAGGAGTATTAGGTAAAGATTGTATAGGCGTATGAATATAACTATTTATCGGAACAATGTTTAAATTATTTATAGATATTTCGTTAATTTCAGACAATTTTAAAACATTGATTTAGGTAATTCAGGTATTACACCACCAGTTGATTCAGGTATTGGTAATGAATCACCAAGGACATCACCTAAGCTACCTGTGACAGCCTCTAATGCCTTCTCCTGTATGTTGTTTATGATTGCATCTTTGTTTAAATAAACAGTTAAACCAGCTCCTACAAAGGTTAGAGAAAGAACTCCAGAAGCGACAGCTATTGCATTAAAAATTTTCTGCATTTTTTAAAAAAATCTTATATTTTTATTCTACTGTTATATTTACAAACTAACCAGTCTAAGCTGCTATCTCCGATAATATAATACTTGTGGCTCCTAAAGGTCTATCATCACTATTGTCATTACTAGTTGTTCTGTTTAAGTATATAGTTTGGGTAGCTCCACTATCGTGACTTAATTGCAAACTATATTCTATTGCTGAAGTACCACCAGCCGTATCTAGATAATTAAAATGTAAAAAAGAACTTCGGTATTGATTATGAGAATAAGTAGCAGTAGTTACTCTTTGTCTATTACCATCTGCATCACCAACAAACATTAACGCACCAGCTTTTAAAACAGTTAAGTGCAAACCATGAGAATCTTGGTTAACTGATAAATTTACAGTTGCTTGTACTAATATTTTGTTACTTGCATTTGAAGGTGTTATAGAACATTTGGGAGCAGTAGGAACCCAAACTCCTCCGCTTGCTGTTGAATTACTTGCTGTGTCAGTTTTAGTTGCTTGAACAACTTGAAGCAGTTTTCCAAAACCTGATGCAGTTCCAGAACAAGTAGCATTCGCAGGGAAGGTGACATTCCCAGAAGCATCCATAGTAATTGCATCAGCTGATGCTCCAGTATGTCTGACACTGTTAACAACTAATCTGCTGCTCATTTTTTATCTCCTATGGCTTTGGATATTTAGCCTTTACAGCTGCGACATGATCTTTCCATGTAGTAGTTCCATTTACTGAATCTTTATATTGCATATCTAGCTGATCTCCAACTGATGCATAGATAGTATCTGTAGTTCCTGCAGCTCCTGTTCTTTGAGTCTTATAAAGAATTGCAGCTGCAGCTGTATTAAGAGAAGTTCTTGCTGCATCGATCTTGCTTTGATCTAAAGTAACTGAGTTACCATCAGCATCAAATGCTCCAGCAGTATCATCTATAGAGACTACAGGTTTTGCTTCCGATTTATAAGCCTCATATATTGCTTCGTGGTCTAATGCCATATCAAAAAAATTCTTTTACTAACTTATTTTAAAGGAGCTAAACATATCAATCATTATGCTGATACTCCTCTGATTGCTCCAGCTTTTAATGTACTCATGGTTTTGGATTAGCATCCTTTACTGCCTTAATAGAATTATAGAATGAAGCAAACTTAACTTTTAAATCTGAGTCAGCATCTATTGAGTGCCAAAGCAGATCTAATTGTTCGCCAATTTCACCATAATTTCTTTCATTTTTATAATTTTGCTTTGTAAATTCTGCATTAACAGCAACCATATCTATAGTTACAGGTTTCTCATCTTTATCCGTACAGGTGTAAACATCACCATCTCTTCTGATGTTTACAACGTCAGTATGAAGTTGAAAGATTATATCTTGAATACGAATCATGCTACTTGCTCCTCCATTGTAAAAACGAAAGAAAGAGTTCTATTTCCATCATCATTGTTGTTAGGAAAATACCAACTAGCACCAGAAGAAGTTTGTTTATGTGCAAAAATTTTGTAAGTTATAGCAGAGGTTGTGTTATGACTCGTGTGAACCCATCTGTACATAGAATTATAAGCAGCACCAGCAGAACCAGCTGTTGAATAAGCATCCGCCCACTCACCTATATTATTGTTTGTATTACCACCTGATGATCTCAATTGAACGTGTAGATAAGAACCAGCAGCAGCCCAAACAGGAACACAACAAGTAATAATTATTTTGCTAGAACTACTTTCTGGTGTTATAGAACCTGTTACAGGTGTTTCCACAAAACTTGTACTTGTAGAAGCAAGATCACTTTCTCCTGTTACTGTAACTGTTTGAACTATAGTCCCTGACTTTGGGTTTGTTGTAGTTAAAACTGTACCGCTTGCTGAATCAGGTAAAGTTAATATTCGTGTATTGCTACTAGAAGCTGGAGCCTTAAGTTCAAAAGTTCCTCCATTCGAATCAGCTGTTAATTTTATAGAACTCATGTTAACTAGGCTCCGTTGGGAAAGTAACGGATGTCATATCTAAATCTCCATTACTATCTAGTTTAGGGGATGCAGACACAGGCAAATCTCTTAGTGCCTGTCTATATGTTTTCCAGGCATCTGCAAGTGTTAAATCAGAACTTGCTCTCCAATCTGTTGTTGCTAATAATCTATCTCTTTCAACTCTTAGTAATCTTATAGGTTCTGCATTATTTAATCTAGTAACTTCTGTATCTATTTCAGATTCAGTTGGCTTGTCGCTTCCAACTAAATTTTTATAGTCCGTTCCTGTCCAAGTAAATTCGACATTTGGCTTTAAAGATATGAGTGCATCAAATTTATCGTAAATCATGCTGCTACCTCTGACAAAATTATATAACTTTGGTCTGAAGTAGGCTGAGTTCTTGCACTTGTTGTAGCTGCATCAGAAAATGCTTTTTGCTGAGTTTTATAAGTTAAAGTAGCACCCAAACTATAAGAAGGTGAATCAAGATACATAAAATTGTACCTATGTTTTGTAGTTACACTATTATTACCTGAACCAAAGAAAAAATAAAAACTTTGTGTAGGTGGAGTGTAAATTGCAGATGAATCCCTAACAAGCTGCAAATACATACCTGCATTATATGTACTTACAGACATATTACAGGCTTGAGATATTTGAATTAAAATCTTACTGCTTGCAGCCGTTGGTGTAATTGCTTTAGTTAATGTTGAGTCAACATAAGAAGTACTGGTTGTCGCAGTATAGGTAGTTGTAAATCCTTGTACAACTTGAAGAATACTACCTTTAGCTGCTGTTGCTAAAGTATCACGATCAACAGAACCATCGGGTAAGCCACCAACTGCTAATCCTGTAACTGTTCCTGATCCGTTAATTGCAATAGGCATAATTTAAACCACCGTATATACTGAACCGCTAGGTATAGTCAGAGTTATACCTGCGTTAATTGTAATCGGACCTGCACTTAGAGCATTGCAAGTAGCTCCAAATTCAGTACCCAATGTGTAGTTAGTTGTCATGGTTGTTCCATTCTCCATAAAGAGTTTGTCAGAGCCACCTCCGACAGCTCCACCACCTGACTGATCAACATAAGAGAGAACACCAGCACCATTTCCAGCAAGTACTTGTCCATTAGAACCTGCACTCGTTGGGAACTGTACAACTTTTGTTCCATTAGCTGAAATAGCAACAGATCCTGAACTTACTCTGAAGATTCCTGTATCTAGGTCATCGGAGAAGGTGATACTTGGAACGGAATTTGTACCGTCAGGGAATGTTCCACCAGCATTCAAATAATCTGCACTGGCAAGTATTACTCCAAAGAAAGATTCACCAGAAGCTGGAGCGGAACTGAAAACTATATTTGTTCCTAATAATTTAAATCCTGTTGTTCCTGAAGAATCAGGTTCCTGTACAACACCACCAACAGATATTATTAATTGAGTCTCATATTTAGGAAATGGTATTGGAGAAGCACTACCTACTTGAAGAGCAAAAGAAGTTGTACTTCCATTAAAAGAACCCGATATATCATCAATCGTTTGATACGCATTATTTGATCTTAAATTATTACCAATATATGGCATTTTCTCTTGAAATCTTTTATTGCTTCTACTATTTTACAGAGCCTAATTTTATGAATTAGGACCAGCAGTTGAGGGTTGTGTCGGCCAAACAACCTCATCAGGTGTCTTACCTGAATAAGTTTGAGGAATATCTCTTATGTTTTGTCTATATGCAGCCCACTGTGCCTGATCAACAGAAGCACCTGTTGTCATTGTCCAGTCAGTAGATTGTAATATTCCATCTCTT